TTTTAACCATTCCATTCCACTTTTACGCATCGGTTTTTTCTTTGGGCCCATATATTGACGATCGTATTGTCTAGATTTAGTTCTCCATTTTTTTAAAAAATCGTCATCTCCATACCTTGCAGTTCTGTGGGACTTAATCTTAGCTTGTTGTTGAGCTAATCTTATTTTTTTTCTAATATAAGATTTAACAGTTGGAGTTAACTTTTTACCAACTTTGTAAGTTGCATATAATCCTCGTGCCGCCGCTATAACTGGTATTGCCACTACTTCTTACCTTTCTTCTTATTCTTTAGTCGTATTGACATAGCTTTGGCTTTCTTTCTAGCATCTGCTTTGCTCGAAGCACCCCATGCTCGTAACGATAAAAGAAGTCTTGTAGGTTTACCATCTTTATATTCCGGGCCTCTCATATTTCCCATTCTAGCTAGGAAGGATGCCCTTCGAGGATGATCCCCACTCTTGATTGGTGGTTTTAGTGTACCACCTTTGTAAGAAGCACGACCTTTAGCATTCAAGCCACCCTTTGGGTTCTTGCCTTCTTTCCTTGTCCATGCTGGTGTTTTATAAGCCATAGAAAATACATATCACAAGTTGAACGGACTTTGAAGAAAAAAATTTTGTGAGTAGTACCATTACAGTATGTCGCGTGCCACTTTTTGGGGTTACCTACTCTGCAACATACCGATAGAGCAGTTTTTCTACGTGAGGTCGATGTTGATATTGAAGTTACCAGCGACCAGATGTTGGTGTTTATCTGGAGCTTTGAAGCCTGCTCTATCGAGTATGTCCTTGCTAGCTTCCAGTTGAACATACTCAGATTTGGCTTGCGAGGACAGCTTTGCCAACTTGGCAACAGCTTTTGCAGAGTGTAACCCAAAGGCACGTTGCACTTCTTGCATCATGTATGCTTGTACCTCTGGTTTCCGTAGCATTTTAGAAGCACTAACTCTAGCACTGTTTCCCTTATATCCTGCGAGTTTCGAAGCTTCTGTTATGGTACAACCAGAGGATACAAGTATATCCACAAGTTTACGTGCCTTTTCAGAAATATTGTGATTGTTAGTAGGCTGTAATTGTTTCATATCTCTAGTGCCATTATCGGTTACTATAGATAACACAAGGCTTTCAGACTTGTCAAGGTACTAGAGTTTACAATTACAGTCTTTAGCAATCTATCCCATATTTCTGTATTTTAGTAGTATAGTTTTCTCAAAGTTTGTTAACTTGTGATATGTGTAGCAACTTTGCCCACTAGAATACAAGGGTAAATGCACGACCACTTTGGTCGCCCTTGTATTCGTGGCCTGCAGTTGCTGTCTTACACATATCGTTAACTAACTAGGAGAAAGACTATGAAAACTACTAAAACACAAAACATAACTTTGGATAGCTTGATCAAGCCTTTTATGGGCTTAGAGTTAAGTGATACTAACATGAATCCTCATGCTTGGACACCAGCTAAGGCTATAATCGAAGGCTTGATTAAGGACTGCGATTACAGAGTACAGCGTACTCAGTTGACAATCGCCGAAAAAGCTTCAGACATCAGGCATGAAAGAAGTAAAGAAAGGTCTGACGCTGAGACAGATTTCGGCATTGGCAACCTCATCGAGCAGTACGAGAAGCTAGTACTACAGTTGGAAGAATATCATCACTACCGTGATGTTCTGACAACCTACTACAAATCAGTATTTGGAGTAGAGTTTGTAGTACGTACTTCGCAAGCCAAGAAGCAATCATCGAAGAAAGCGATGACTGCGAACTTGGCGAGAGCTGATGAGATAATCGCAAGTTTCGATAACTATGATAATATGTCGGAGGTCGCTTAGTCGACCTTCGTCCAAATTGGCGAGTGTGTCGCAAGGCACACGAGCCGATTTTTTTCTATTGAAAACGGATATAACGAAAACCGAGTGCAAGCGAAGCGCTTCGAAGAAGCTGCACCCGGTCGAGTGGTTTTGGTGCATTCGTCAAAAATCGACCAATCGAAGTCGGTATTTTTGCGAAGGCCACCAAAAATATTTGTTGAAAATAATTACGATTTTAATTGAATGTTAATAATTGCCATGATAATATAATGATAATATTAACCAATATGGAGAAAAGAAAATGAGTGTTTTAAAATCAATACATAGAAAAACCCACATTGAATATCTAACAGACCAATTAAATTTTGCTGTAAAAAATAAATTGGAAATATCTCACGTTCATTTATGGTTTGAGGATGACGAAAGCAGTTTTCCCAACGAAATAGAGATAAGTTTTAGATCTAAATTTGGTGAAGAAGATTAATCAATGGGGGGGTTCGTCCCCCCCTCAACAATGGAGGTAAACAATGTCAACAAGATCAATGATTAAAATACAATATGGAGATACTAAATTAAACTTCTATCGCCACCATGACGGGTATTTGGCTCAAGGTGGTTATGACTTGTCTGTATTATTTAAACACTACAATAGAGCGCCGAAGCTAATAACTGCTATGATAAATCGCCAGAGAGATATTTACATCGGCGATTTGGATTGTCCATTATATAGTATTGAACCTTCTAATAATATGGGAGAAGAATATACTTATATATTGGATTTCGAAACATCTAACGGAGAACCGTTTGTTAGGTTAGATGTATTTCATCATACATTCAACCAACCACCAAGAAGTATTTGGAATTCGGTTGGTCGGTGTGAGCCAGTGGCAGATGATTTTTATAAACTATGTTCAGAGAAAAGAACAGAAATGGAGAAAAAATGGATAAACAACAATTCATAAACTGGGTATACGACAAGACCTTCGAAGATTTAGATCGATGGTCTAGTGGTGGGTTCACATATTATAGGGATTTTATGGTAAATAATTATCCCGATAATGAAGAACTAACAAAGCTTACAGCTTCGTTTGTATCTGAGATATTGAACGATACTTACATGGCTATGTGTGAATATAACAATGAGTACAATTATGTTCACGGACTAATGGCTGATGACTACGATTACGAACAGTCAGACGAATGGCAAGAAAACGAAATATGAGTATCTTCGAAAAGATATATATAGGATTTACCATGTTGGTTATATTACCGGCATGGTGTCTTGCTGTAACATTATTATTAATATTTTTTATGGAGTAGAAGAATGAAACCATTACCAAAAGAATTAGTAAAAAAACTAACAGAAAAGCATATGAAATTTTTAGATAAAAAACTTATAGTCGATTGTGGCGACAGTGCATTTGGCGAAGCTTTGAAAAGAAAATTATATGCTGATAGCTTGACTGAATATTTGAAAGAAGCACAGATCGAATATAACAAGCGATTAGAGAATACCGAATAGTAAATTCTTCTGTTAAATAATAACTATTCGGTTAAGTTGCCCTCTGTTTTTTTGTTCTTCCATTGGTTAGCAGAGGGCAACAATAAGACTGGGATTGTTAGCCAAGTTAATTCGTGTATTCAATCCCAGTCAACACAAAGGAAGTAGAAAAAAAGGAGTAAAAGAACAATGGGTATTATTAATAAAACGCTTATGGAAGTAACCACCGAACAATACAATAGGATTTATAAAAAATCATTCCCAGTAAAAGAATTGGTTTATGATGAAGATCAACAAGTCATTATTGATCTAGAATCTGTCTATACAACGATTAGTGAATGGGGAGAATTTTTAGATAAAATGGGTGAAAAGAGTTGGGACACCGAAGATATTGTTGAACATTTTGGTGTCGGCATAGCTGATACAATGTGGGAAAAAGAAACAGTAGATGGTGGATCCGATTATGGACACATAGATGATATAGTCAATATAAAAAAAGCAGATTATCACGATGCACGAGCCATGTACGAACGTGTAAAACAACAAGATGAGAAAGTAAATAATGAGTGAACGATACGAGTATCATGTTGTGCCTGCACTCATAGTTTTAGATCGAAAAGAAGCTGCAAAGTATTTCGGTCTAAAGGGTGCAGGAAGTAAAGCCTTCCTTCGAGAACAGAGTGAGAAGATAGCAGTTGAGGTGCATGAGTATGACACCTTCGAGGGAGTATATACAAAACGATTAGACAAGGGAGAAATCAAATAATGGAAGTAGATTTAAATGATAGAAATAGTGGAATAGGTGGTAGCGATTGCTATACACTCATACATGGCACAAAAAAAGATTGGAACAAACTTTGGGAAATCAAAACTGGTCGAACAGAGCCACCTTGTTTGTCAGATAAATTCAACGTACAACTTGGTATTATTACAGAGCAGTTTAACCTGCATTGTCTTACACAAAAATTACTTAGCAGTCATAAAAATACAAACAAGGGTATGCCAATCGAAACGTCAAGACAAATCAAAACTGGAGATATTTACGATAACAAGTACATAAAAATTAATGAAGGTGGTACAACAATCAAAAGCAATTTATTGAAGCTACAGGGACACCTTGATGGTGCTATATATAATGGTAATGACAGTGAAGATATGTGTTGCATTATCGAATGCAAACATACATACCAAGACAATACTCTTGCAAACTTGATACAGTCTTACAATCCACAAATGCAACATTACATGAATGTATTTAATCAAGATCATGCAATCATGTCTGGAATATTTGGTAACAAATGTCATATGTTTCAAGTTGTGAAAAGAGATCACGAATTTATCCATCGACTAGAGGCCTTTCAAAGATTTTTTTGGAGGTCAGTAGTCGCTGATAAACCACCATTTGACATCGATGATGATTAAATGGTATAATTTTACAATCATTTACATAACATAGGAGTAAAGAAATGAGTAAGAAATTACCAACAGTAAGTATAAAAGGTAAAGAATATGTTGAGGTAAAAACACGTATTCAATACTTTAGAGAAACTTATCCAAATGGATTGATTACTACAGAGGTTATTAAAATCAATGAGGATATAGGTTTTATATTAATCAAAGCTGAAGTTTATATTGATGGTAACTTAGTCGCAACTGGTCATGCATATGAAAGAGAGAGTGTAAGTTTTATCAACAAAACAAGCTTTGTAGAAAATTGTGAAACATCAGCAGTCGGTCGAGCATTAGGTATACTTGGCATTGGTATCGATGGAGGTGGTGTAGCTTCAGCTGATGAAATGGAAACAGCATTAGATAAACAGAATAGTATAAAAGGGAAAGCCGAACCTGCAATAAATTCAATACCAAGAACTATGGACGACTAAAATGAATCATTACACACTAGAAAAAACAACTGAAATGTATGAGAAAGTGTATACACAGTTGATAAATACTGTAACAGAACAAGAAGCACTAGACACTTGGAATATGTATAAGTTAGATATAGACCATTTACGAAAGTATAATAAACTAGCTTTCGATATACTATATCATACTTACAAACATATATTACTTGGGCATGACAAGAAAGGAGAAAAGAATGTATCGAGAGAAGATAACACAACTTAAAGCGCGCAGATTCTTTTTGAATATGACACTTGAAAGGTTGGCAGACCTTGTTGGTGTATCTGATAAGATGATAGGTAAATGGGAGAGAGAAGAAGCTGTACCTAACATACAAAACTTCGAAGCATGGTGTAATGCTCTTGATATACACATCAATCTATCAGCAGTAATGTCTGATATAACTAGTTGGTGTCCAAGTCAAGAGTTCATCGATGAAATAAAAAAACAATTCAAAGGGGTAAATTATGAATACGAAAGCGAAAATTTTAGAGATTGGTACAAATCAAAAGGAGAGTTGTCAGCAGACTGGAATGCACTTTTCCGAATGTGGGTGCGAAGATCTTTCAAATTTCACAGAACAACAACAACAAATGATGCGAAGAATACCGAGATTGTTTCTTCCACTCTTAAACGATTGTATGCTAATAAGGATTTACCAAATTAAACATACAAAAGATTTTAGTGTAACTTCGAAAGTCGATCAGAAGATTGTTGAAGTATTACCCAAATTAAAGGAAGTAATACGTAAACCATCTTATGAAGAAGTTGCTGAACAATTACAAAGATTATCAAGTGTCCTGCAGTGTAATTTACCAGATGAAATTGCATTAGCAGAATACTTTAAGATACTTGCACAATATCCCAAAGTACTATTAGAGGAATGTGTAGAGTATGTGTTGCAAAGTGTAAGGTATCGTAAACTACCATTACCATACGAATTTGTATCACACATGACGGTTTCTAGTACAGTGCATGAACGATGGCTAGAAAATTTAGAAAACAAATATATAAATTTTAAGGAGTAATATATGTTTAATACGATAACACTGATAGGGAATAT